AAGAGAGAAGAAAATAGATGTTATCAGAGTACCATATCCTTTTAAAATAGAAGAATATGTAGAAGATAATTTAATTTATATGGATTATAGAATTTCTTCATTATTTAAAAATCGTCCAGAAATAATTTCTTCTATCCAACGTTGGATAGAAGAAATTGATCCTAAGTCTCCGAATAAATTATTTAATAATATTTTAGAGATAAAATTTGAATAACATGGATAAATCTTTATACTTTTCTATTTTTGGAGGATATTTCTTTGAATCTTTACCTAGTGATGAAGATGTGTTGGATGCTTTCCAAATTCCGTTAGTAAAAAAACCTAGTTCTTCTTGTAAACATTGTTATGGAAGATTTTATACAGGATTTGATACAAAACAACGTCATTTTATATTGTGTTCGAAATGTTCAAAAAAGTACATTGATGCTAATAAGTTATTAAAGAAAAATGGTAAAAAATAAACCAATAACGGGATTTTGTTATAAACGTGCGGAGAAAATCCTTTTTATAGATTTATTTTCTGAAAAAACCACAGAATATAAATTAGAACAATTTGAAAATTTTATTAATGAATATGATATAGACGAAACGTTTTTTATATTATGTAATAAAGAAGGCAGTTTTGTAACGCCTTTATTCAAATCATCTGCAACACCATATTTACAAAAATATCAAAAATCATTTGTATTTCAATTAGAAAAAGAACAATTAATATCATCAATTTATGAAATTTGCATTTCAATGCAAAAAAAGAAAAAAGAAAATTAAAAAGTCTTTAATTCTGCTAATATTTTTGTATTATTATTAATGGAATGAACGTAATAGCGAATTAAGTTTCTAGCAGAAAGTGTAGTTGATATCGCAGATGTTCCGTTAAATACCCATTGATTTCCATATCCAGAGATGCTTTTTCCAGCAGATGCTACAAAAACTACAATACTACCGCTTTGTCCGGGTGTTGCACCATTAAAATTACCCAAAATTATATTATGTCCTAATACTATATTAGCATTATGTCTTTCAGTTCCATTGGTTATTGTAGAAAAATTAATAGTTATAGTGGCACCATCTGCGGTAGTCGTTAGGGCTAAAGGATCATCATAACTTGAAAATATATAATTGGTGACATAATCATTTATATCATTTAAACTAGAACTCACAACATCTACTTTATTGTTCACATTTGTTGAATATGCACTAACAAAGTTTATATTATTTGTTAGTGTAGAACTTACAGAAATCATTGTTGCACTTAAAAAGTTTATTCTTGAATTAAGTGTTGCACTAACTGAAATCATTGTTGCGCTTAAATAATTAACGCTATTAACAGTGTATGTTGATAAATTATAAAGATTAGTATCTAATGAAGAGAAACTAATGTTCATGGTGGATAAGGCATTGCCAATACACGTTGTTTTTACAACAAGATCAGGAATATAATAAAGCATAAAGTTATTTATATAGAAAAAACAAAAGGTCCATGAATTCATGGACCTTTTGTTTTTTAAAATTGATTTCTTATTTTATTAGAAGTAATTTTTGTCTTTTTTACCACTACTAGTTTTGAAACCCGGTTTGACTTTACCGAAGTCCGCATCACCGTTCGACTTTACCAAATTAGTTGGTGCTTGACGTTTTGCTTTGCCATCATAGTTTCCTTGGTCGCCTTTATAATTACTTTCTTCATTTCCATCCACTTCTTCTGGATCATAATCAGTTTCGGAATTTCCAAAATCTGCATCACCATTAGCTTTTACGAAATTAGTTGGCGCTTGACGTTTTGCCTTTCCGTCATAATTTCCCTGATCTCCTTTATAATTACCTTCTCCACCAGTGAAACCATATGATTCGCTAGGAATGTCATCTTCTTCGCTCAAGTCATCTTCATAACCTGAATCTAAGGAATCATCATATTCGTCATCCACCATATCGTCGCCAGAAAGAAGATCCACTAATTCTCCAAGTGTCATAGCTTTTAATTCAGAAAGAGTAAAAGATTGCTCATCTCCAGTTTCATCAGAAAGATCATTGGCGTCGAACACATTATTGTCGTCACCAACAGAACTTACTCCAGTTACTCCGCCACCCATTTCGTCCATCTCACGAAGGATTTTGTCGAAAATAGTTTCGGACCTATTAAATGAATCGTATGTGATTCCGCCAATATCTGCTTTGCTCATAGATTTTTTACTTTTTTTCCCTTTAAATTTAGGCTTACTGCCTTTGCGCTTAAAGGTTTTTTTCGGAGATTCTTCAGCTTCATCATCTTTTTTAGCAGAAACTTTCTTCTCTTCAATAACATTACCTTTTAGGTATGCATTCTCATAAATTGATACTAAATCGTTGTCCATATGTTTATTTACATTAAACACAACAATTTTGCTAAAAGTAAATAAACTATATGGCTATTAAGAAAGTAGATAAATTTTTAAATAATAATGAAAGTTTGCCAATTAATATTACAATAGATTACACACCTGAACAAGCAATTGAAATGCAAAAATGTATGGATGATGTAATCTACTTTGCAGAGCATTTTTTTGTCATTGTACATTTAGATAAAGGAAGACAGAAAATTAAGTTATTTGATGCACAAAAGAAAGCAATCCGAAGCATTATTGAAAATAAAAGAACAATTATTTGTGCAAGCCGACAAATTGGAAAGCCACTAGCCATTGATACTATTATTCCTACTCCAGATGGATATAAAACTATGGGAGAATTACAGGATGGTGATTTTGTATTAGATTGGAGTGGAAATCCTACCAGAGTTGTTAAAGCGCATCCAATTAGTGATGAGATAAATTGCTATGAATTAACATTTAGTAATGGAGAAAAATTAGTTGCTGGAGAAGAACATGAATGGTTTACTAAAACACCTGCTGAAGAAAAAGGATCTGTAAAAACGACGATAGAAATATATAATTCTCTTTATGATAAAAAAGGAAACAAAAATCATATTATTCCTTTAAAAGATAAAAATACTATAATCAAATACGTTACAATTGATAGTGTTAAAAAAGTAGAAAAAGTTCCTGTTCGATGCATTAGTGTTGATAATCCAGAACATATGTTTTTAGCTGGAAAAAAGAGAATACCGACCCATAATTCTACCTTAATGACTATTGTATGTTTATGGTATGTTATTTTTCGAAAAGATTTCCAAGTTGCTATTCTTGCTAATAAAGAAGATCAAGCAAAGGAAATTCTTGAACGTATTAAATTAGCATACGAAGAATTGCCAAATTGGTTAAAAACTGGAGTTAGTGAATTTACTAAAGAAGTTTTGAAATTGGTTAATGGGTCTAAAATATTTGTTTCTACTACTTCCGAAAGTGGTATTCGGGGAAAATCAGTTAATATGCTTTTTGTTGATGAATTTGCACACATTGCCTCCCAAATTGCAGAACCGTTTTTCAAATCAGTAATGCCTACAATTTCTTCTTCAAAATCTGCGAAAATTGTATTAATTTCATGTGTTACTAAAGATACTCATGTTGTTACAGAAGAAGGGATTTTTCAATTAGATGAATTCATCAATGAAGAGAAAGAGAAAGGATATTATATACCTCCTTATAAAGTGTTAGGAAAGAACAAAACTAGAACAGGGAATATTATGTTCAATAGTGGAGAAAGTGAGATATATCAAATAGTATCACAATCTTCACAACTAAAAGGATCACCAGAACATAAACTGTTTTCTTGTAAAAATGGAGAATATGGTTGGCATAAATTATCTGAATTATCTGCGGGAGATTATATAGCAATTCAGCATGGAAATGAGATATGGGGGAAAAATGATAAAATCGACTTTATTCCGTCAGTATCTAATAAGTTGAAAAATATATTTTGTCCAAAAGAAATCACTCCAGAATTAGCCTACTTAATTGGTTTATATATTGCAGAAGGTTCTTGTTATAAAAAATTTGTAGATGGAAAATTTATAGGAGGTTCTGTCACATTAACTTGTGGTGATAATTTACATGATGCTATCACAAATGCAAAGCTAACTTACACTAAAACAAAAAATGACGACTTACATTATAACATTTCTTCTAAGAATTTTATTGAATTTTTGGAGTATATAGGGTTTGATTTATCTAAAAAAGCTCCTGAAAAAGTAATACCGAAAAGATTATTAAAAATGTCGAGAGGAAATATAATTCAACTCCTTCGTGGTATTTTCGATGGAGACGGATCGGCAGTGCGTGATGGCAGAGTTAATATATCATTATCTTCTAAAAAGTTAATAGAGCAAATCAAAATTCTATTATTGAATTTTGGAATAATGTGCGAGTATTCGGAAGGAATTACCCCTCCTACAGAAAGGGTAAAAGTATCATCAAAATTTTTCCGAATAGTTATGAACGGAGCTAATGCACAAAATTATTACAATAGAATAGGTTTTAATTTCTCCAGAAAACAACAAATATTAGAAAAACATTATAAAAATAGAAAACCTATAATTAATAATATGGATAATGTTCCTTTTGTATCGTCTATGCTAAGAGATGATTTCAGAAAGGTAAAAAAGAAGAATTTATCTAAAGCATTGGTCAATAGTTTTTATGAGAATGCTCCTATTTCCAGACACAGATTATTACAATTTAAAAAAACTTATGGATTTACTAATAATTTATTAAATGAAATTGTAGATGATAATATTCGTTGGGAAAAAGTAAAATCTAATAATATAATTGGAAAGGAAAACGTATATGATTTTTCGTTGCCAAATTTAGATGAAACTGATCCGTATGATTGGAACCATTCAGTAATATATAATGGAATTTTAGGACACCAAACTCCAAAGGGTGCCACCGGAAAATTTTATGAAATTTTCAGAGATGCAGAAAAAGCAGCAGCGACTAATAAAAAATCCGGATGGAGTCCAGTAAAAATACATTATTCAGAAGTTCCCGGAAGAGATGAAAATTGGAAAAAAGAAGAATTATCATCTATCAACTATGATATGGACACATGGCGGCAAGAATATGAAATTGAATTCTTAGAAGATGGAACGGCTGCATTAAATCAAATGGTTATTGATCGAATGAAAGGCGAATGTTATCCTGCTGAATTTAGTTTTGATGATGGAATTTATTTAATTTGGAAACAACCGGAACCTAATAGAATTATTAGTATCGGAGTTGATGTTGCAGAAGGAGTTGGTCAAGATTTTACAATTGCTATTATATTAGATTTAACTGATTTGAATAATATTGAGCAATGCGGGGTTTTTGCATGTAATAAAATGCAACCTTGGATTTTTGCTGAAAAATTGAATCAAATTGCACGCTCATGGGGAAGACCATTTTTATGTATTGAAAGAAATAAAGAAGGAGGACAAGTTATTGATGCATTAATGAATGTGCATAATTATGATAATATTGTTCATTATTCTATGAAAAATGATAAAAGAAATGTATACCAAAGTCCGGGTATTTTCTGTCACCAAAATTCAAAATATACCGGAATTCAAAACATGAAATATTTTGTAGAAAATAAACAAAGTGTAGTGTTAAGGGATATTAATACAGTTCGTGAATTTGAAACATTTATAAGAAAAGTTAATAGAACATGGGGAGCAAAAAAAGGTTTTAATGATGACCGAGTAATGGCACTTGTATGGGCATTAGTTTTATTAGAAAAAGATATTGCAGAGAAATATCTAGATGTTATTGAATATGATGAAGCTGGAAAACCCCTTGTGGTACTTGATCCAAATCAAAACTTGTCTAATTCAGGTATAACAAACTTATTAGCTGAAAATAAACCTATACGAGATATTGGAGGAGGAAAAGAATATAATGCATTTTTCAATTATTATCACTCAGAAAAAGTTAGCATTCCTGAAAAATATCAGGATATGTTAGAAAATTCCTCATGGGAATTTATTTGATAAATATTGAAAATGGCTAATAATCCTCCGATCATTCCAAATCTAACATGTCCAGTTCCAACAACTGAACCTGAAAGATATTTTACAACTCAACAAAGTCAATTAAATGTCACTAGACAAGATAAATTTCGTTTAATAATGGACATTCCTGATATACTAAAACCATTATTAAAAAAAGAAAACAGAATTTGTAATGGGGGAAATTTAGAAAGATTGCAAATGAGTATTTGGGGATTTGTGGTTCCTGAAATAAAAGTAAATGTTACGGAAAAACAGTTTCAAGGTCAAACATTAAAATTTTCTGGATTATCTCGACCTGCATATCAACCAGTAAATGTTCGTTTTACTGTAGATAACCGTTTTGATAATTATTTTATTTTGTATAAATGGTTGGACATTCAAAATGACGAAAGCTATTCAGAGTTTGATGCAAAAAATATGAATAGTGCATCTAGGGGCCATTTAAAAGATTATTCTTCGACATTTAGTATCTATTCATTAGATGAATATGATAATCCTACTGCCCGTTGGGATTATTCATATGCATTTCCAATTTCTATTGGATCAATCGAAGCATCTTACCGAGAAACAAAAGAATTGGAAACTAATTTCTCATTCGAATTTAGTCAATTGAAAATGAATCTATTATAAGATAAAAGCTACTATTTATATATTGAGTATTATTTTTCAAGTTTTCAATGAAAAATATAAATACTATATATGACTAGGTTAAATACACTCTTAGAAAGCCCCGGCGTTGTTATAAATGAAAGGGATTTGTCTACTACTACAACTAATGCAGTAGGAACAAATGTTTTCATTCCAGGATTTACGCCACAGGGACCAACTGATGAACCGATTTCAGTTTCTTCTCTTACTGAATTTGAAGAAATTTTCGGATTACCATCAACACCCGCAGAAAAATATTCACATAATGCAGTGAAACAATTATTAACAACTAGTAATGCATCAATTACATTTACTAGAATGCCTTATGGTAGCGGAGCAGGTTATGGATTTTCAGAATATTACAATGCATTGATTTTTCCTATTGTAGGTCTTTCTGCGGTAGAGAAAAATGTTTGTGATTTCTTTAAAGATATGCCATTTTCGACAATTCAAAGCGATTATCCATGGTTAGTGGATAGTTTTGTTCCTCAAAGCATTTGTTATGGATCAGTTAACTTGAATTGCTCACTGGCTTCTCAGGACGAAGATCCGGGGAAACTATATATCCATAATTATCCATTTGAATATAATTCAGTAGTTACTAATTTTAAATTTGTAATGGATGGCGATACAGTTCAAGAAAATTTAACTCTTTATCATATTCGTCCAACTGTTGTTGGAACTGACACAGTTTTCAGAATAGTTAGCTCTTATCAATTGTCTTCAATTCGTGGAACTTTTGACGAAGAAACAGGATCAACATTATTGAATGTAGCTCTAACTGGCGCACAATTCCCTAAAACAACTGTTACAAATGGTATTTTAAGTGGAAGTGTGTTATCAGGTGTTCCAGTGTTAGCAGGTGACGTTTTTGGTACATACTCTCAAACAGGAAGTGCAGTATTGAAGTTCTATACGGCTGATTCAAGTGTTGCAAAAAGTTATAAAACTAATTTAACAACTTTTAGCCAATTAACCGCAGGTCTTTCCGCAACAATTCCAACATCCGCAGTAAATGCAACTACATTAGATGCATTAATCTCATTCTGTGCAGTTCCGTTGGAAGCAGGATTAACATGCAGTGCAATTACAAGTTTAGGTTTAGAAATTCCAGAAGAACAAAAATATGATTTCTATCCTTTACTAGGAGATGCAACATTAAATGATGCGAATTTCTATGCTATCGGAGAACCAATTAGTAAAACAATGACAATCGGAGAATATCAACTTCTTCAAAATCAACAATTTAATTGGAAATGCGGAGTTTATGAAAACGGTGTTGCAGAACTTGATGTTGCAAATAACGATGTTCGTGGAGCTATTGTGGTTGTAAACAAAATTAAAGCGGCACAACTAGAAGATTTTTCTGGATATTATCTTGCATTAAATGATAATTTGAATGTTAATCCAGCAACTGATTTTGATGATCTTACTGCGGTTGCAGGATATTATAACAATAATTCTTGTATTGGAGTTTCCGGAAATTGGGTTCAAGTGCCAAGTGAAAGATTAGGATTTAATGTTTCTGCAACATTTAATGGAACTCCGGGTTCTATTACTGAAATTGTTCATCAAAACGTTGGTGTGGAATTTGGTAAAAAAACATATAATGATTCTTTAATTCTTTCATTGTTTAAAGTTCGCCCAACTCGCGTTTCAGATAACATTTCTAAATTAGATCAAGTACGACTTGAACAATTTGTTGGTTCGCTAAACAATGATCGTAAGGTTCACGATGATTTTGGTGGTCCTGATCGTAGTTTCTATCTAGAAAAAACAGTTAATGACGGAAGTAATTATTTGGAAGTTTATGTTAATCCATATCTTTCCCAAAATAATTGCTGGGTTGATCAAACAACTGGATTGCCGCAAAAAACGGTTCGTATGTATCGTGAAAAAACTAGCGGAATGTTTGGAAACTTTAGCGCAAGTCTTGCACTAAAAGGATATAATGATAAATTATACGGAACTGGTGCATATAATAGCTATTGCCGCGATGTTGTTTATGATAATTGTGTTAAAAAAGATTTAGGAAATCTTCCTGCAAAACTAGAGCGTGCATTGCGTGGAGTAGAAAATCCTATTGAATATCCAATTGATATTACAATTGATAATGGATTGTCTACAATATGGGCTACACGTTATGCAGTTGCAGCAGATCATTGTATCACTGATCCAACTGTTTGCTATAATTTTGATGATACGTATTATGTAAATACGGATTCTTTAAGTCCGTATGATGGAACAACAATAAATTCTGCTATTCAGGATGGTTGGGAAGTAATCTATAATATTTTCGATTCTTTTGCAAGATTTACCCGAAAAGCAGCAGGAGGTGTTCCGCACTTACATATTCAAGATCCGCTTCGTCAAATCTTTGTTAATGGTAAAGATTATAAAGTTGTACAACGTCAAAAACAATTGTATCTTGATCCAAATACTAATCAGCCATCTGAGAAATATTCTACTTTTGGAAGAAATATTTACAGCTATCTACGCAACTTGTATCAAGGAATTAATTCTTCATATAGTGTCAGTTATGCTAACTGGGTTAAAGGTTATGATTCTAATACAGATAGTTATACTTGGTATGGTCCAAGCTCATTCCAAGCTGCACTATTAGCCCGTAATGATGCAAATCAATATCCTTGGACAAGTCCACTTGGAGTTAGTAATGGTCAATTAGCAAATGTAGTTGATCTTGCTATTAATCCAAATCAACGTGAACGTGACTTGATTTCAAGAATCGGGTTAAACCCAATTGTTCGTTTCCCAGAAGGTTATCTTAACTGGAATAGCACAACTCTATTAAAAGAAAGTTCTGCATTAAAAGAGATTTCTATTCGTAGAGGTGCATTGTGGTTAGCGAAAAGTATTCAAGGGAATCTTGTTCAATTTATCGGTCAACCGAATAATATTACAACAAGAACGCGAGTAAACAATACTCTTAAACCAATCTTGGATTATATGAAAGATAATGGTGGATTATACGACTATCTATTAGTGTGTGACGAAAGAAATAACACAAGTGCTAGTATTGATCAAGGAGTATTGAATATTGCAGTATATATTCGTCCTACAAGACCTGTTAAGTACATCCTAGTGGATCTAGTAGTAACTGGTACTGGAGTTAATTTTAACGAATTGATTTAATAAGATTAAAAACGAAAAAAGGGGAGATGGCAACATCTCCCCTTTTTTTATTTTACTGAATGTTTTTGTTTCCAAACTTCCACTCTCTTGTAATAATCTAATAACAGAGTAGAATTAACAATCATTTCTCCAGAAACTAGAAAATCGTCTTTTATTTTTTCTTTTACTGGAGGAGTAGAGTATTGAGTTAATGGAGGTTTAGATGGAAAATCCGTTATTCCATAAGTTTTATTATTTTCTAATATTCTACAAGAACATAGGAAAAAACAACAAGTTAATAAGATTTTTTGCATAGGATACTTTTATTTATAAGTAGCATATATGAA